ATTTTCTCTAACCCGTGACATTATGTAGTTCCTTGATGAGTTCATAGTATCTCATTAAAGCCACAACCTGTTTGTCTTTAACAATCTTACCTTTTGACAAATTAGTCGTCTGTTTAATTGCTTCTGTCAATTTAATTTTTGTAATATTATCTGTAACTCGTGGTAAAATTTTATTAAGAATTTGTTTTATTTTTACTACTTCATTATTTATAAATTCTCTTAATGAATTGGTATTAGAAATATTATTAACGTATTCTTTCAACAGATTTCGTTGCATAGAATTAAGATTCTTATACTTACCATTAAAATTATCCACCATTAACTGATAAGAAAGCAATCTTAAATCTTTATCTTCTTTCTTAAATTCAGAAATTACTTGACTATCTGTATTCTTTGATTTGACTTTATTACGTGTAATATGTTCTATAATAGAAAAAGTACTATCTACTTCATCTACTGGATCAAATGTAGGAGTAGTTTCTGATAAAAACTTCTTATAAATTGAAGCATAAACTTTAAAGTTTGGAATTCGTGCTCTGAAAAAATCTTCCACAGTGTAGTTTTCTTTAATCTCTTTAATAAGATTATACTTTTCAGTACGGAGTTTCTTGTTTTGTAATTTTTCTCTCGTCTTTATGACGGCATCTACTAACTTTTCTGCCTTACGTGACGAATTATAATTTTCCTTTAACAATACTTGATAAAGTTGATTTTCTTTACCAAGTTCTGTACTTTCATTAAAGAATTTCTTTAGCATCTCGACAGATTTACTTTTTTCATCACCGTTCATTATATCAACGGTAATTTGACGGGATAATAATTCAAAAAGAATTCCCGTATTTTTTATCTTTGAGTGTTTTACTCGTTGGGCCATAATTTATGCTCCTAAATAGTATAGTTCTTCATCTATAAATATAAAAACTTCTAATAATTCGTCATTTAAGTATCACTTAAAGATGAAGATACTTCATTTTTATATTCTTCTTCCACATCAGTTGTTTCAACCAAAATTTTTCTATCTTCACGACTTACTTTTCCTAAACTTTTCTTCAATGCATCGTAATGTGCCAGTGCAATCCCATATTTTGGACTTCCACTACCACCTTTTCTCTTGTCGTGAGCTCCAAGTGGATCTCGACCCCTTATACTTGAGTCTTTTCCGTGTTTAGGTCCCTCTTTTGGACGACCACTTCCTGGCCACCCATCATCTGGCATATCCATTTCTAATTCTCGACTTGTTCTTCCCATTCCGGGAGGTCCACCACCGGGAGGAGCTCCACCTTGTTCCCCACCAGCCATCGCTCCTTGTGTTCCAACGGCTTCTTCACTTTGAACTGGATCATTTCCTTCCATTTCAATCTGTGACCATCTAAACTTTCGTTTTTGGTCTTTTAATAATCCAAGTCTAACACCTTTCTTCTCTTCTTCTGTAAATTTAAATACATTATCATAAATCCACTCAGTATCTGCTATTTTAGAATCCATTAGACTTGAAGCAAGACTTTGTTTATTATTCCACAATTCAATCTTTTCTTCTTCATATATCGTAGATGGATTTTTTAAATCTAATTCAAAATCAACAAGTTCATCATCTGTATATCCTTGGGAATATAAATGAACTATTGCAATTTTTGTTAATTCACTTGTAATAATTCTTTGTATTCTTTCGATGGTACGAGCAAACCTAACATCCTCGGCTGCTAATGTTGCTTTACTACCGACTGCCTCATCATATCCAAGAAATGCCTTTGGAACTTTTAATGCTGCCATTAATTTGTTTCTCAAATATTCTATATCATCTACTGACTCATAAGTAAGTCCGGCCAAATTCTCTATTGCGGTTCCACTATCCCCTCCCCGAACTGGCAAGAAAAAATCCTCAGTAAGATTTTGGATATTATATTTTAAATTATAATCACCTGTAGTATTGTCAATCACGGGTGCCTTTTTCATCTTATTAATTATTTTTTGCATAAAGTTTTCAACTTCTGCTGGTGGAATGTTTCCAATGTCAATCTTGAATACTCTTTTTTCAGGAGCTCTCATAATTCTATGAATTAACATAGCATCTTCCATTAGAGATAATTGTTTCCAAATCTTACGACCACCTTCAATCATACCTTTACCATAGGGTAAAAAGTTTGAATCTGATAGTAAACGGAAGTGTGCTATTTCATAATTTTCCATTTCTTTATTTCCACTCATCGCAGAACTATGTCTTGAATCTCCATCCTCAACTATAAATTGAGTATAATATGGATTCTGTGGATCTACTCCCTCAACACGAGTAACATCATATGGTGAAAGTGGAACTACATTTGTAACTCCATACTTTTCGTTGACATCTAAATAAAGATAAAAATCTCCATACTTACACATATTTCTTACCCAAGGCCATAAATTGAACTCTATATTCAATATATCATAAAATAAATTATGTAGAATATCGTGAATATTTTTATTTTCAGTTTGAATATCTAATACCTTGCCATATTCATTCTTCATTGTAGATTCATCTGCATAAATGTCAAGTGCACTTGATATAATAGCATCATTATCCATTTCTTCATAATCTCTAAATAAAGCTAATCGTTGTGATTGAAAACTAATTGCCTGAGATTTTCCGTATCCCCCTGTTGTCATATTACTATGTAGTCTTGACCACCTATCCACAAGACCATTTTTCTGCATACTTTGAACTCTATCCGTATCGGCAATTTTTAACTTTTTACCACCCGCATGTCTTACGATTACATTTGTGGAAAAAAGTCGTCTTAATCTACTTCTTAATGTTGTATCTGCCATTTTATCCTCTTATTATTTTACTAACCAAGTTAAATCTTCTTTTGTATTTCCAGTTTCCATCACCCATTCATCATTTTGATTTTCATCGGAAGTGTAAACTGCCTCATAATCTAACATTTTATTTAGGACTGTTTTCTGTAGAGCAATTCCTTCTGCATTTAATCTAAGTGCAGTATCTCTAACCCACAATCCTATAGCTAAACTCATTGGAAGGTCATCATTGTATCCTTGCATTGCTTCAGCTTTATTGTTGTGCCATATAAACACAAATAATTCATCAATCAGTCTATCCGAATGCACGATAACTGATTTTTCTCTAAAATATTCTTCTAATTTTGCTATTACTAATGGTCTTGTTTTAGATGTCATACTGAAACCTGGCACCATTTGTTGATCTTTATTTCTGTATCTATTTGTTATTTGTCTCGCAACATCTACAAACTGTAAATCTTTACTTGTATAAAATAAATTGTCATACTCTCTATCAATAACTTGTTGGATAGTAGCCCAACCAATACTTGAATTCTCAATCACAAGTAATGCGTTGTTATACTCCATAGCAGTATTCATACATAAATTACCAAAATCTTTAGTAGGGATTTTTCCCTTATATTCTGCCACTTGTTCCATACTCTCTATTTCTATTACATGAAATGCAGAAAAGTCTGATGCATCACCACGAGCAACGTCAGCAGCAACTACATAATTTTTATTATAGTTTGGCTGTCTCCAAATCCATAAATTACTATCCATTCCTCTCTTTTCAACTGGATCTTCAATTTGAGTATTTCTATATTCTTCTAAAATAACACCATCAACTACAGTTTGACCCGAAGTGATGAAGTCACAATCACATTCTTGTGCGGCCATGGATGGACCTAAAAGTTTATCTTGTTCATCTCTCCATGATTGTTCTCTGTCTGGATGTAAAGTCCAATGTAATTTGATAAAATTCCAATCATTATCACCTTCTTCAGCACCTACCCAAGTTTTATGAAACCAATTACCAACACCATTTGGTGTGGAGAGTGCAATACATTGACCACCAGTAGATAGAGTACTTTGTGCAGCAGTCCATATTGTATCAATCTTATCAATGAATGCTGCCTCATCAATAATCAATAATGACAATGCCTCTGAACGACCTGCATCTTCAGTAGATGAGATAGCCTTTACTTGTGAACCATTACTGTATCTTAATGATAATTTATTATCTTCAACACACTTTGACTTAACCCAACTCGGTAAATTTGCGTGCATCACACGAATCTTTGTTACAAGGTTTTTAGCAGTATCTTGTTTAGTTGCAATAACCAATATATTCTTATCACTCTGAAAGGTCATCATCCACAATGCGTATCCAGCGGTTAATGTTGATATTCCCAACTGTCGTGCCTTTAAAATAACATTATAATTGTGTTTATTGAATTCTCGTATGGAATTTTCTTGAAACTCATATAAAGAAAATGGAATTTTACCCTCTATTGGATGTTGAATAACAGCATACTTTTTTAGGAAATACACAGGGTCTTGTGCGCATTTTAAATATTCCTTTTTAATGACTGCTTTTATATCATCCATTATAATTTTCCAAATACAAATCCTATTACTAACCACAAATATTGGTGTTCATACCATTTAGATTTAACTAATTGAACCATCTTTTCGTTCATTTTATCACGATCATGTAATAAATCAATCTGTTTATCTTTTGCATTTAATAGTAAAGAATCAAGTTTTGCTTGTTCTTCTAACGTACCAACTAAACCTTCATAATCAGCCATTAATACTTTCTGTGATGAGATTAATGAATCGGCCTTTTCTATTTTACCTTCCCATTGAGCATCACGTTGTTTTATCATTTCCAACGCTTCTTCTTGCGTAAAAGTAGTTACCTTCTCTCCGTCCTTGTGTATCTCCTGTCCAAGTAGTGGAATGGATAATAATAATATCCATAGATATTTCATATTCACTCCTTATCTGTGTAGTACGTAAACTATACCACTTGCACCAATTGCCACTTTCTTTACTCCAATTGGATAAAGTGTATCTGCTGTCAATGAAGTTCCTGGTATTGTTCCACCACCAGATCCGTGAACAACAACATTAGTTACTACTTCACATATAAATGCTGCACCAGCATTTGAACCAGTAAAAGCTACTGTTGTAGATGAATCAACTTTTGTTATTCCATTATAATCAC